GGATCGCAGGGGTGCTGGCTGGCCTGTCTCTGGCCCGGAGCAGCACCTACTATATCCTGTCCGACATTACCGAGGCCGACGTTCCTGATGATCCTGATGAGCGTATCGACAAGGGCCAGCTGATCATCGTCTTTGACAGCGAGAACTACAAGATCGGGCGTGGTGTGAACAGCCTGGTTACCTTCACCGCCGAGAAGGGTGAGGAGTTCTCCAAGATCAAGATCATGGAGGGTGTTGACCTCTATAATGATGACATCCGTAGCACCTATGAGGAAGGCTATGTTGGTAAGGTCATCAATAGCTATGATAACAAGCAGGCGTTCGTGGCTGCGATCCGGGCCTACCAGAAGGCTCTGGAGGGCGATGTCCTCGACCGCAGCTTCGACAACACTGCCTCCGTCAATCTGGAGTCGCAGCGGGCCTACCTGGAGGGCAAGGGCATCGACACCTCCAGCATGGATGACATGGCCATCGCCAAGTACAACACGGGTTCCAAGGTTTTTGTGGCCAGCAACGTCAAGTTTGTGGATGCCATGGAAGATCTGAACCTGGTGTGCAATATGTGAGGAGGATGAAGCATGAGCGGAAAAGTACAGGGCAATAAGACCCTCTCCGGCACCTGGGGGGAACTTTGGGTGGACGGTGAGAAGATCTGGGAGATGTCCAAGGTAGAGGCCAAGGTCACTGCCAACCGTGAGGATGTACAGCTGGGCCTGGACGTGGACAGCAAGATGACCGGGCTGAAGGGCGAGTTCACCATTGTGGTGAAGAAGGTCTACTCCCGGTATTCGACCGTGTTCGAGAACTGGAAGAAAGGCATTGACCAGCGGTGCCAGCTGATCACCAAGCTGGCCGATCCTGATGCGGTCGGAGCGCAGCAGGAGCGCTATTCCATCGACAACGCCTGGTTCAACGAACTGCCCCTGGTCAACATGGAAAAGGGCGGCATCATCGAGGAGGAAGTCAGCGGAGGCTTCACTCCCACCGATATGGTGAACCTGGACAAGATCGCATAAGGAGGGCTTGACATGGATAGCACAAAGAAACACGCACTGGCCGAGTTTTCCCGCAGGGCTATGCAGCGGCTCCAGGACAAGAGGCTCCCCAAGTTCCTGACCCTGCATATCCCCAGCCTGGACATCGACCTGAAGATCCGCAGCCTGACCAACAACGAGATCACGGAGTGCATGGAAATGGAGGACAACGGCGACAGCAAGCGCAGTGATAAATACTGCATCTATCTGGCCGCCGTGGAACCCAGCCTGAAGGATGCGGCCAAGGAGGTTATGAACAACGAGGCTGCCCTCCCCGCCGACCAGCGCACAGTGCTGGAGCCGCTGGACATCGTGAACATCTTTGACATGAGCGAGGTCACCGAGATTGCCATGGAGGTTATGAAGCTGAGTGGTGTGATCGGGGCCAAGAGCGTCACGGTGGTGCAAAACCTAAAAAACTGATAGCCCAGGATGGCGAAGCGTACCTTTTGCACTACTACATCCAGAAGGGCTGGGACGCTGAGAAGTTTCTGAGCCTGGACTTTGAGTCCAGGCTCTTTTATACGGCTTCAATGCAGATCGCCCTGGAGGAACGGGAGCGTATGTTTAACTTTGACGGAAATGGAGGGAACTGCTGATGGGTGTTGTCAAAGGCGCAATCTCAATCAAAGACAATATGACAGCGGTTCTCCGCAGTGTTAAAGATGAGCAGACAGCCTTCCGAAAGGATGTTGAAAAGACAAAGAAAGCGCTACAGTCAACCTGGGATCAAAAACGCACCGCAAGGCTTGACGCTACGGCGGCGAAAAAGGCCGCAGATGGCCTTGTAAAAAAGCTGGAGCCGCTGAAGAAAAAAGTCACCACGGCGGTGGCCGTCAAGGACATGGCCACCGCCAAGGTGAAGGCTGTCGGAAATAAGGTCAAGGCCGTGGGAAAGATGGTGGCCACCCCCCTTGTGAAGCTGAAGGATGGGACAGCCGCCGGGCTTGCCAAGATAACAAGTGGGCTGAAAAGTGTCGCCAAGAATGTGGTCATCCCGGTGACTATCGCTGCCAGCGTAGCAACCACCGCCATCCTTGGCGGGGCTATCAGCCAGGGAGCAGCGCTGGAGCAGAGCATCGGCGGCGTGGAAACACTGTTCAAGGATAGCGCCAGTGTAGTGAAGGCCAATGCGGATGCCGCCTATAAGACCGCTGGGCTTTCCTCAAACGCCTACATGGAGCAGGTCACCAGTTTCTCTGCATCCTTGTTGAACGGCCTGAAGGGTGATACCGCCAAGGCTGCCGTTGTCGCAGACATGGCCATGGTGGACATGGCCGACAACGCCAACAAGTTCGGCACCAGTATGGAGTCGATCCAGAACGCTTACCAGGGCTTTGCGAAGCAGAATTATACCATGCTGGACAACCTGAAGTTGGGCTATGGCGGCACAAAGGAGGAGATGCAGCGGCTCCTGAAGGATGCGCAGAAGCTGACGGGGATAAAGTACAACATCGACAACCTCTCCGATGTCTATAGCGCCATCCACGCCATTCAGGAGAACCTGGGCGTGACAGGAACCACCGCAAAGGAAGCCAGCGAGACCTTCAGCGGTTCCTTGGCCGCCATGAAAGCCGCCGCTCAAAATGTGCTGGGGAACCTGGCCATCGGCGGTGATGTAACTGGCTCCATGAAAGAACTGGTGGAGTCCGCTTCCACCTTCCTGTTCAACAATGCGGTTCCTATGATCGGCTCCGTTCTCTCGGCTCTGCCAGGAGCCATCAAGACCGGGATCAAGAGCGCAGCGCCCCGGCTGAAAACATCTGGTAAGGAGATCATCAAGAGCCTGAAGGATGGGATGATCAGCATTCTGCCCTCCAGTATGGGCGGGGTGGTGAACACCCTTTTTGATACCTTGGGCAGTCTTGGGAATAGGTTTACATCGATCTTGCCCCAGCTGGCCAGCTTCGGTGCTTCTGTGATGACCACGCTCCAGCAAGTGGCCACCGCCGTCATGCCAGTGGTCACCACAGTCGTGCAAACGGTACAGACGGTTCTCCCGGCGATCCTCCCGGTGATAGGAACCGTGGTCAGCACCATCGGAAATGTGATCAGCACAGCGGCCCCCATTATTGCCGGGCTGGTTCAGGGGATCGGCACCGTTGTTTCTGCACTGGCCCCGGTATTCAAAACCATCTTTGATGGTATCGGCCAGAAGGTCGGAACCGTGCTGAGTTTTGTCGGCAGTAAGATGGGATGGCTCCAAAGTGTGATCGAAACGGTGGCCCCTGTCGTGGCCGATGTACTTACCACGGCGTGGTCAGTTATCTCCCCCGTTATGGACATCGCCATCAGCGTTTTTAAAGTCCTTTTCAATGTAGTTCAAACGGTCTTTAACGGCATCGCCAGCGTCGTTTCCTCTGTGTGGGAAAAGGTCAAGCCCATTGTGGAGGGAGTGGCTGGTGGCCTATCCTGGCTTGCCGATAAAGTTGGTGGTCTGTTTGGAGGCGGTGGAAATAGCGGTAGCGTTGGCTCCAACGCAGAAGGCACCAACAACTGGCGTGGCGGCCCCACCTGGGTGGGTGAGCGTGGCCCGGAACTGGTCAATCTCCCCAAGGGGAGCCGGGTGCTGCCGAACAAAGAAAGCGTCCAGGTGGCGCAAAATGCTTCCCGGCCTGTGGTGCAGGAGACTGTCC